TAGGAGCTTCTCGTCTTGGGGATGAAGTAGTAAAACCCCTGACATCATCTTCTAATAGGCCTTGTTCAAGAAATCTATCTGCAATAGGATGTACTACTCTGGGAAATTTTTCGGGATCTATCTGTTGTTCATCGCCGTTGATGCGTTTGTTGATTTCGGCCACAGGCAAGGGCAATGAGGTATCACCGTATCTTTTTTTATCTTCAGCATCAAGAGTGTTCACAGTGCTGCCGGCTATGGCTGGAACCATGTGGTTAATATTAACACCTGGCACACAGGCAAACCAAAACCCTGCGGCAGGATCTCCATTAACAAACAACACCAACACATTGACTCCCACATCCGGTGGCACAAACCACATACCATATGATTTCTGGGTGTCATTGAATCCATCTATGGTTGATTTAGTTCCATCATTCTTGCCCATAAATTCAAAGGGAGTATATCCAAAAAATGGAGATGCGTATTTGACAATAAAAGTTTGACTGTCCTCGCCTGACGTATTTGACTGATCCTTTAACAAGTTAACTTCGATCGATCCCATGAAAGAAGGATCAAGATGACTGATCACCCTGGCAATATAGATACCAGTGGTTAATCCACCACTCCTGTCTGCATCGTCAACTGACGGTCTTGATAATTCAGCCATTAATTTTGTCCTAGATCTCGATAGTACCTAAATCCAACTCTTCTTTGAGATTGATTAGGGGCAGCACTTGTAACGGGTGCAGCACTTGTAGCAGGGGCGGCGCCAACATTAGAATTACCGGAGCTGTTGTCTACGATAGATGTCTTTGGTGGTTCTTTCTCACCTATTTCTATGGCTGGAACCTCTGCTTTGTTGACCACTGATGCTTTTTCTCCAGTAATGGTTTCATTGACTTCAGGTCCTTGCGGTCCTGGCATTCTAATGCACTTCAATTTCTGTTTCCAATTTCCATCATTGAATGTATTTTCACAGGATACCACCCTATATATACCACCAAATGCACTTTCCTTTCCTGATACTGAAAAATCATATAAACCTTTTTCTTGGTTTATATCGGCTGGAGTTCTAAATGAAATATAGATATAAACGTTACCACTTTCGTAGTTCATGGTGCCATCATCTGTGATCTGGGCTGTGGGTGAAGCAGCACCCACAAAATAGTTACTCATTCCCGAATCTATCAACCAATACGGGTCGCCAAGTATTTCAAGATTTACCGTGACCATGTCAGCACTGCTGCCGCTGATAAACGCTTCTTGAAAATTTTCTGCAACGTTTTGTTCGACCGTTTTGTAGTCAGAACCACCTTTGAATCCTTTCAATAGTCTAGGATCACGCTTTGGTCTAGATCTACCAGTTTGTGCACCTTGCACTTCCTTGGCCTGTCCTTTACCTGTTTTGGTAGAAGCGTTTTTTGTTTCAGATGTGTTTTGATCTTGTGTGGCAGTTTTAGCAGCATCAGCTTCTGGTTTAGGATTCGCTCCTGCATAGAATAAATTATTGATGTCAATACTGAAACTAAGGATGTCGACATTTTGTCCGGTATAGATATATTGATAGTCTTTTACAACATCTTTCATGAGTTCTGCATACCCCACTGGTGCGGACGTGGCATTGGCAAATATGCTTTGATGCACTAGATATGGCACAACTCTGAAAGTTATTTTTTTTGCATAATCACCTGTGAGTTTATCGAGGTCTAATAGCTCTAGCTGCACGTCTAACTTGAACCACTTGATGAATCCCTGCGGTGTAAGATTGTTTGGCTTCAATGCATTCGTGGCATATTCTGAACTGAGAATAATTTGGTTGATGATTGCGGTCAATGACTGATTTTGGCCGAATTGAAAGGCTCGAGTTTTTGGATCTATGGTCATACCATCTCTGATTAACACCCCTGTTTTTTCATCGTATTGATCACCGGCTCGCTTGAAAACAGCTTTACCACCGGAACTTTGATTAAATCCTAGACTCGCAGAGGCTATATAATTCTTGTCTAGTAGTTGGGGATCTTTTTTGATTACATCGGCTGGCACTGCTGCTATCTTCACTTCTTTGCCAGGGTCTGTTGTGGCTCTTTTTATTTCTGCTTGACTTCCTGCCGAACTTTGCCAGTCGCTGGAAAGTATGGGAAACTGTATCACATATTCATCTGTTAAAGTAATTTTTCCGTCGGCTTTTAATTTTTTTTCATTGTCGTTGAGATAGGCTACGAGACTGCCCTCGCCGCCTGACAACAGATCAAACACAAGACCGGGACCGCTGGCAACTAGTTTTACCTCACTGTAAGTGGTGTTGATGACATCAGAAAATCCTTGATGATTATATGGTATGGCTTCTACCTTGTATACACTGCCTCCTTCATTGACCGTGAATTTAGTAGACGACAGTTTCATTACAAAATACTTGGGTTTTATCTGAGACAAATTCTGTCCTAGCTCATTGAATCCCTGGATGTCCATGCGTAACACAAATGGTGCATTGTCTAGATAACTGAGGTATTCTGCTTTCACTGCGGCATTCTGCATGCTTTGTAACAACAGTCCCATGGAATGTGGTTCAATGATGTCAAAACTAAATTTCACAGCATTACTGTTTCCTGTGGCTTCGTTGGCTCCTATTATTGTCTGCATTACAAAATTATTGATGTAGTATTCTGGACTGCCAAAAAATGTCCCTACTCTGTCTGCGTCATATCGTCCTGCAGATGAAAACACTATATTTTTCAATGCTGTTGGATTATTTCTATACGATTTTGGATCATTGAATTGCCCCGGAGTCAAACAAGCAAATGTCCACAGAACATTTGAACTAGCAAACACTTCCATGGGATTGGTAACTTTAGCAGGTAAATTTTTCTTAGCTGATGCAGCTGTGGTATTTGATTTGGTTTCTTGTTTTGATTCACCATTTTGCAGCACATCGGCGGCTCGTGCGGGTGTCTCTAGAGTTTTTCTCACGGCATTGCCTAAGGCAATGGTGCTATTGGTGAATTCTTCAATGGCTCGAGTACCGTCTGGTTTAAAAACTAGTTCTCGACCGTCAGGAATAAATCGTGCGACCATTTATACTCCTAAAAACTTTGAAAGATTTTCTTTTTTAGGCAAGTATATCACAGTTCCTGGCACGAAATCATATATGGGATCGTTGATCACACTCATATTTCTTTGAATGAACACCCACCATAATTTAGCACTACCATAGATATCATAGGCCAATAGATCGGGTCTGTGCCTATATTGATTTTCAATCACGTATCGAAAATCATCTGCTTCCGCTGGCACTGGTCTGATCTCTAAAAGATCAAGATAAAAATTATTCTGCCTTGTGTCAGACCAGGGGCTGGTTTTTGCGTAATTGGCCATTAGATGTATCCTACCTGATCCTTGCCGGCGCCGGACATTTTTCCGCTGGCATAGTCTTGCAGGTTAAATTTTCTCAAACCTTGTCTACTGTATACTGGCGCTACCTGCACTGTTATTGTGCTTAACACAGGCACCCAAGTGTACTTGCCGTTCTGAAAAGGATCACATTTGATATAGTTTACATCGTCTTTTAGATCCACAGAGAATGATTTTATTATCACAGGAACTTTGTCAAACACATGACTGCCATATCCTGTGAGATTACAGATAATAGGAGGATTTCCTGCAAGATTACCTTGGCCGAAAAACATCTTGGTAGCTGTCTTGAAAAATGTTGTAGCAGCTATCCAATAGTCACCATCTGAGGCAGTTTCACAGCTGAACTCACCGCTGATTGTTATGTCATCGACCACACTGTTTTTGTAGCTGTATTGAGCATAGTTGGCATGAGTGATGGGTATGGTATTGTATTCTGCTTTGGTACTGACTGTGATATTAGGCATGTATGGCCAAACTACTCCTCCGGTCTTTACTAGTTTTTCAAACAACGGGCTGTTGAAATAATTCCATTGACAGGTTATGCGCACACGCCAATCATCTTTGGCGCCGGGGTTAAGCTGTATGGCCTCACCTTGTTTTGCAAACACCTGTGCCCCTTTTGGTATGTTGACCCCTCGCTTGAGACTAAGTATATTGTTGAGCATGCCGGCAGATGCACTAAGGCTACCGGCGGCCTTCATTAATCCGCCTGCGAGGTTACCACCAGTGAGTTTATTAAGTGTTCCTGTGATGTCTGCTGCTATATTACTGGTCGAACCTGCCACTGTTCTTAATTTATCAATTGCACCGCCCACAGCACTTTGTATGGTATTGTTACCTCCCAACGCACTAGCACCAAAGTCTTTTATGTCTCCAGCCATCTGGTTTAGACCTGATTTAAATCCTGCTGATAGATCTGAAATTTTGTCATCTAGCTTTGCTTTTTCTAACGCAGAAGTAGCATTTTGCAGTGTAGCTTGCCCCTCATTGGTAACTCGGCTTATGCCTTCCGAAATACCTGCTACCAGTTGCGAAAAAGGTGCTGTGGGATTACTGCCTGGTCCCGAAGATGCTGCTTTATCACCACCAAATCCAAACGCCGCTGTTAATCGTTCGTTGGTTTTACGGTTGTTGGCAACCTGTTCGGCAGTGATGCCTTCGGGGTCGCCGCTGGCTCGATTAATCCGAGCGGCTTCTTCTTGCGGTGTTTCAGGATAAGTCTTACGAGCCATTTTGAGCAGATTTCCTTGTCATATAGACTATTTATTATGATAAAAATGTGCTATTATATAACATATAATGGAGAATTCTAACTAATGATTGTGCCTAAAATTAAGTATCTAACCAACAAAGATCTATTAAGAGAAATACACCTAAGCAAAAATACCTACTGTAGTTTCACAGATCCTGCATACAGAGAATACGATCTAATCGTTACTACCTTGGACAAGCTGAACATACGCACCATCGCAGACGCCAAAAGAAATAGAGCATCCAAGATGTCAAAAGCTGCGCACGAAGTAGCCGTGACCGCAGCCGGTAAAAAAATGCCAGCCAAAGAATTCGAAGTAGACTACCGCAAAGTGCAGAAACAGGATCTAGTGTTTCGTGTGATGACCTTTACACACATACCTCTGGCACCAGGTCGCAAGAAAACTCTAAAGAACACCGCAGACAGTCATGACAAAGTAAACTTTCCACCGTTTCAGCATTGGAAATATGACGACAACAACAACTTGGTCTGTGTGGGAAAAAGTCACTGGAAGGGCAACTTAGATCAAGGAGAGTTCTCCAAGGATCACGGACAAATGACTAACGACCTTGCTCGCATGTTTATCAAGCTCTGTGAGAGATATGCCACCAGAGGCAACGTCCGTGGTTATACCTACAATGATGAAATGAAAGGGCAGGCCATACTTCAGCTTACCCAGATCGGACTGCAATTCGACGAATCAAAAAGTGATAATCCGTTTGCCTACTATACCGCTGCTGTGACAAATTCATTTGTTAGAATTATCAATCTTGAAAAACGCAATCAAAACATTCGAGACGACATTCTTGAAATGAACGGCATGAATCCTTCATGGACACGACAAAACAGCGCCAACGGTGGTAAGAACGCTCCCGGACCAGTCACTATCACAGATAGTTTAGATTGAGTTTGACCTTACATTTATATTCTGTTATACTTAAACTATGAATCTTTTTAAGAAAGTTGCATGCTTCACTGACATACACTTTGGATTGAAGTCCGGAAGTCGTACACACAATCAAGACTGTGAAAATTTTGTGTCTTGGTTCTGTGACACCGCTCGAGCACAAGGCTGCGAAACAGCTATATTTCTAGGCGATTGGCATCATAATCGTAGTACCACTGATGTGAGTACCATGAATTATACTGTGAGCAACTTGGAAAAACTCAGTCAGAGCTTTGAACGAGTCTATTTTATTCTAGGCAATCACGACTTGTTCTACAAGGACAAACGTGAAATCAATTCCATTGAGTTCATGCGATTATTTCCCAACATCGTGCCCATACGTGAATTACACACAGAAGGCAATGTCACTATCATGCCTTGGCTGATAGGTGACGAGTGGACCACAGTAAAACAACTGAAAAGCAGATACATATTTGGACATCTTGAGCTGCCGCATTTTTACATGAATGCCATGGTACAGATGCCCGATCACGGCCAGTTACAGACTGGACACTTTCAGCATCAGGAATTGGTGTTTACTGGACACTTTCACAAGCGACAACAAAAAGGCAATGTGGTCTATATCGGCAACGCCTTTCCGCACAACTATGCAGATGCAGGTGATGATGATCGTGGAATGATGATCATGGATTGGGGCGGCAAGCCTGAATATTATTCTTGGCCCGATCAGCCCATATATAGAACCTATAAGCTGAGTCAGATCATCGACACTCCGGACAAGTTACTGCGTGAAAAGATGCATTGTCGTGTGACTATCGACTTGCCTATTACCTTTGAAGAAGCAAACTTTATCAAAGAACAGTTCATGCCACAGTATAAACTGCGTGAGCTCATGTTGATTCCAGAAAAGGTAGAAGTGGAAAGTGCTGTTAATCCCATAGACATCACATTCGAATCTGTTGACACCATTGTGATGAATCAGATCAATAACATAGACAGCGATACCTATGACAAAAAACTACTGTTGAACATCTATAACGAACTATGATTAAAATCAATAATCTCACAGTACGCAACTTCATGAGCGTGGGTAACCAGACCCAGGCCATAGATTTCGACCGCGGACAACTTACTTTGGTCTTAGGCGAAAACTTGGACCTAGGTGGTGACGACAGCGGAGCTCGTAATGGCACAGGTAAGACCACTATCATCAACGGTCTCAGCTATGCCATCTACGGACAGGCCCTGACCAATATCAAGCGTGATAATCTCATCAACAAGATCAACTGCAAAGGCATGTTGTGTACTGTTACCTTTGAAAAAGATGGTGTTAAGTATCACATTGAGCGAGGTCGCAAACCTAATCTATTGAGATTCAGCATCAACGATCAGGAACAAGAGCTCAGTGACCTCGACGAAAGCCAAGGCGACAGCAGAGAAACACAAAAGGCCATTGAAGAAGTATTTGGCATGAAACATGAAATGTTCAAACATCTCATTGCCCTGAATACCTACACAGAACCGTTCTTGAGCATGAAGGCAGCAGAACAACGTGCTATTATTGAACAGTTGTTGGGTATTACCATCCTTTCTGAAAAAGCAGAAGCCCTCAAAGATGCAATCAAGATCAGCAAAGACAACATTGCAACAGAAAACACAAGAATAGAAACTGTCAAAGCCAGCAACGAAAGAATACAACAAAGCATAGAGTCGCTGATACGCAAACAACGCATGTGGGAAGAACAGAAAGAAACTTCTCTGACCAATTTGCTCAAAAGCATAGATCGACTCAGCGACATCGACATCGATCAAGAAATAGTCAATCAACGAGCATTGGCAGATTGGACCACAAACAAAAAAGAACACGAAAGTCTAGCATCACTGAGTGCTAAACAAACGTCAGCGTTGGAAAAAGAACAACGTATTTTAGACAAGCTGGAACGAGAATTAACTAGTCTAACAGAACACAAGTGTCATACCTGCGGTCAAGAGTTACACGATTCCAAGCACACAGAAATCATGTCTGCTAAGTCTACACAGATTCAAGAAAGCCGCGGTGCTATCAACGAGCATCTTGAAGAGCTCAGTGTGATTGTCGAAGCAATATCGCTGCTAGGCGAACTTGGGGCATGTCCCGCAGTGACCTATGACAATCTAGAACAGGCTCTAAATCATAAAAACACACTGGGCAGTCTAGAACGTGACATTACTATCAAGACTGCGGAAGAAAATCCCTATGATGATCAGATCGTCGAACTAAAAGAAACAGCGGTACAGGAAATAGATTGGAACGGTCTCAATGAATTAGTGCGTGTGAAAGATCACCAGGAGTTCTTGCACAAGTTATTGACCAACAAAGATAGTTTTGTTCGCAAACGAATAATAGATCAGAATCTTGCGTTCTTGAATCAAAGATTGACCTACTACTTGGACAAGATCGGCTTGCCTCACACCGTGGAGTTCCAGAATGACTTGACTGTGATTATCACACAGCTAGGGCAGGATCTAGACTTTGACAATCTAAGCCGTGGTGAACGTAACAGATTGATTCTATCCTTATCGTGGGCGTTCCGTGATGTGTGGGAAAACCTATACACCAGTATCAACCTGCTGTTCATTGACGAACTTGTAGATTCAGGCATGGATGCAAGTGGCGTTGAATCCAGTATTGCTGTGTTGAAACGCATGACTCGTGAACGTGACAAGAACGTGTTCTTGATTTCGCATAGAGATGATCTTACCAGCCGTGTTAATCATGTGCTGAAAGTGATCAAAGAAAACGGATTCACTAGTTACAGCAATGATATAGAGATCGTGGCGTGAGTTCAGACGCACACGATCGCATGATCCATGCCTTTCAAGAATACTTTAAGTGGCAGGATCGTTTTCATCATAAAAAATCCAACGAAGCAGGCATCAAGGCTAGATCATGGCTATCAGAAATACGCACACAGGCATCAATACTAAGAGTAGAAATACAAGACAAACGAAAGATACAGCAAGCATCCAGAAAAGGCATGAGAGGCAAGAAGCTTTAACTAATTAAAGAGTGCAATGGACGTTTCAAAATCAAACAATAGACGAAATACCAGAAGGCTATATTGGCTTTGTTTATATAATCACGAATCAAACCACCGGACAGAAGTACATAGGCAAGAAATTAGCACAGTTCAAACGTACTAAACCCCCACTCAAAGGCAAAAAACTCAAAAGAAGAAGTGTAGTAGAAAGCGATTGGCGCGAATACTATGGTTCATCTGACAGGTTAAACGCAGACGTCCAAGCATTAGGTCCGGAAAACTTCACAAGAGAAATCATTTACCTTTGCAAGTCCAAGGCAGAACTATCATATTTAGAAGCGCGAGAGCAGTTTGAACGCAGAGTTTTAGAAACTGATGACTATTATAATGGTATTATAAATGTCAGAGTTGGCGGATCAAACATACTTA